CCCCTATTAAGGGGCCCACCGGATATCGTATCCACAGTCTGCAATCCAGATTGTCTTCATTAATTTCTACCAAAAGGAAAGTTCTATGAATCCGAGCCTTGATTACGGCCTTAGGGAGAGATCCCGTGACCAATATCAGGGTTGGATCGCCGGTGAGTATTGGGTAACCCCCTTTCCCACTGGCGCGGAGCAGCACGTAGCAACTGCTGCTTCAATTCGGACTCATGAACGGACCGTCGACAAGGAGTCCACTGGGTGGCCTCTGATCCACGCTTTCTGGAAAGCCGGAAGGCTAACCAATCACCAGAAGAAATTCTGGCGAAAGCAGGATCTCGGTGGTCCTTTCTTGAACGAGAAACAAACCTACACCCAATTTTGCTCTACCTTTGCTAAAGAGGTAAAGATTGGGAACCAGAACAACTACTTAAAGTATTACAATACTCAAAGTTGTTTGGGCTGGCCAGTTGGTAACATCACTCCAACTAGTAGTGTTTGGCCGACTCTTTCTCCTGATGATGAACAGGAGCTCTGGGGACTGGGCTCTACGGCGATTAGCCGTGTTGCCCCTGTCGTCCCAAAGGCCGGTCTTTCTGTCTTCCTTGGGGAACTCCGTGAGGGGATCCCTAGGTTGGCCAGAAAATTTTACGATTTAGAGAGTAGTGCCAATTCAGTATCTGGCAACTATCTCGCTTATCAGTTCGGCGCGAAGCCCTTTATTAGGGACATCAAGTCGATCACGGGAACCATATTGAATATGGACCGTGAACTCGCTAGGCTAGAAAATCAGTCTGGCGATTTACTGCATCGTAAATACTCGTTCGAAGACACCAGTTCGGAGCAGTTTGTAAGCGCCTCGACCGTGAATGCATGGCCGGGTGCGCCGTCAAACGTCCATCCTGGTACAGGATTGAGGACCGAGTATCTCCTTACAAAGGAGAAGACTTGGTTTACGGGAGCCTTTAGTTTTTGGTTCCCGCACGTTAGGCAGGGTCTTGATGAACTTAAGACCTACCTTGACGTGTTGGGTGCCGGCGTGAACGTCGACACCCTATATAACCTCACTCCATATAGTTGGCTTGCTGATTGGTTCGGAAACTTCGGAGATGTGTTATTCAATCTCAGTTACCTCCAGACCAATTCTCAAGTAGTCAATTATGGCTACTTAATGAGACAGTCTACTGTCACCCGCCGTTTTGAATGGCAAGGTGGCACTACGGCTGCAGGGCGGTTTTCGTCGCAAGACTTTACCGTCGAACGCAAAATGCGTATCAAAGCCAGTCCTTTTGGTTTTGGGCTTACTGACAAGGATTTAACTCCTTTTCAGTGGTCCATCTTGGCTGCCCTCGGAATTCAGTGGGCAACCTAGCACCATCATATGGTGTGCACCACGTCAGGGGGCGGGGACTTCCCGCTTCTTGGTGAAAATTCAATACTAATTGAATATCCCTGAAAGAGTGATGCTTTATGACATTCGGAGATTCGCTATCTGTTGACATCGGCGCTGGCGCTGTAACCCTTAACCGGGTGAGCGTCGGCGACCGTACATCTACTTTTGAGTCGGTAGATCAAAATATCCGACTCACGCTGACTTATCGTCAGCTTCGCAATAGTAGGTGGCGTAAGGAGATTAGGGTTTACACCCGTAAGACCGCTGCTGACGTTCTCTTTCCGGCGCAGAATGCGCCGTATGAGGAGTCTGGCTATGTTGTCATCGATACTCCTACCGTGGGTTATACTACCACGGAACAGAAGACGATGATGACCGGTCTTTTTACTCTCCTGACCGCTTCAACGAACGCGAACCTTATCAAATTCACGCAGATGGAGATCTGAGCTCTGTCTTAGAACTCTGTCTATTTCCCGCGTGGATGCGATGGGATCTGGATGACATCGAGCACAGCATGTTGACCCCCAGAAAGAGGGCTACATGAAAAGGCTGATGTCGCTTTTGCAGGTAGTGCTGGCGGAAGCCGGCACAATCTGTGGTGTGGACACCCAACGTGATCTTGACACAATCACGTACCGTGTTAAACACGAAGGTGATGCCTTTCTTGGCATTACCATGGCCGATTTTGGCAAGGCGGTCGAAAGATCGCTCGAGCTTGGTCGGATTGACAACGCGGCGTTCCGAAGTTTCAGGTTCGCTCGTGGGCTCCCGGCATTCTTGTCGGGTTTCCTTTGTCAAGTGTTTGACGCGGATTCTGGTGTACTGGTCGTGAATCCCAGCACTAACGCCGTCCTAGCTATACGTCAGATTACTCTGATGTGGGCAAAGATGGAGTTGGAATGCTCGGATACCCGAAAGGCGAAGGCCTGTAGGGCTTATCACGATTGTGAGACGGAAGTTCGTCACTGGACGAAGAAGTATCGCTATGATGCTTCGATGCGCGATGATTTTCGTCGTGTGTCACGTCTCCTTTTTGGAGATTTGTTCAGTGATCTGGATAATGACGTCCGTGAAGGGCGTCTCAACCCAGCCCACGGGTCCGGTCAGACCGCTAACAAGCGGCAAGGAAACCAGAAATGGTCCCTGACTGACTGGACTTATCGACTCGAGAAGGTCTTCCCAATGGTTGACAATCTCTTGCCGAGCCCCAGATATTGGAAAGATCTGGGTGTGGTGAAAGTCCGCGAACCCGGTGCGGAGGACTCGGTTAGAGTCCAATTCGTGCCTAAAACGATGAAGACGCCTCGCGTCATCGCAATGGAACCCCACTGGCAAATGTATTGCCAGAAAGGCATCCAGAAACGGTGGTACGAGAAGGTGGACAGTGGACATGTTTTCTCGTCTGCTTTCCATGGTTTCGGCCTGCTTGCTGATCGTAACAACGAACATCAAGCAGTTAATCGATATCTCGCAAGAGTATCGAGTGCCGACAAGTCCCTTGCAACGCTCGATCTGAGCGAAGCTTCGGACCGCGTCTCCATAGCTCTAGTTGCCGACATGTTGCGCGGTTTCCCAGATTTACGGGAAGCCGTATTCGCGTGTAGGTCGACGAGGGCGCTTACTCCTGATGGCCGTACTTCGGTCCTATGGAAGTTTGCGTCTATGGGTTCGGCTCTGACATTCCCGATCGAGGCGGCAGTATTTATTACTGTCATCTTTCTAGGGATTGAAAAAGAGCTCAGTACTCAGTTGGACCGTAGAGCCGTTCGTCGGTTCATCGGTTCAGTCCGAGTCTACGGGGACGATATTGTTGTTCCCGTGGAATACGCCACATCTGTGCAAACGTCACTAGAAGCCTATGGCTTTAAGGTGAACGAGTCTAAGAGCTTCCGGTTTGGAAATTTCCGGGAGTCCTGTGGCGGGGATTACTTTCAAGGCGACGACGTTTCCATCGTCAGACTGAGAGAGGAAGTCCCCTTGCACAGACGGATGAGTAGTGAGATTGTCTCGTTCGTCTCCTTCCGTAACCAGTTTTACATGGCCGGTTGGTGGCAGACTGCCGCTTACTGCGACAAGCTGTTGACGAGATTGCTGGGTCACTACCCGGCAGTTGCAGATACATCTCCTGTTCTTGGACGTGTGTCCCATTTGGGTTATGATACCGAGTGGGTAGATACGCATGTTCAATCACCCCGAGTCAAAGGGTGGATTGTCCGTGCTCAGCTACCGGAGAACCCGGTAATTGATGTCGCGGCTTTGAACAAGGTGTTGAGGAATCCTGGGATTGGTATCCAGGACCCCCGACATCTCGACTTGTCCGGACGTCCTAAGGCCGTTGGATTAAGCCTTAGGGGATCTGCTCCTTTCTAGGAGCACTGGCATGACTTTTGTCATGCGAAGCG